GATAAGTTCTTCCAGTATCATCTATGCCTCCGCTTCCGGCATATCCTCTGTATCGCCAGCTTCCGGTTCAGGATAAGAGATAATCTCTTTCATATCTGCCGAATACCTGATTTCCCAGTTTCCTGCTGCTACATCCTGTGCCTGCATAATAAAATGGTTTGTAACGTTTCCGATTCCAGGGTGATACTGGACCACAACCTCTTTATCCGTAACCGCCGTAACAAAACCACCTATGCCCTCTTTCCATGAAAAATGCTTTGCATATACAAGATACCCCGGTTTGATTGCCTCTGTATCAAATACGTTTTCCGGCTTTTCTGTAATCAGTACCATTTCCGCCTCCTGTCATCAATCGTAATCTTCGCTCAGAATTCTCACCGCCTCCGGACGTGCCCTTTCTCTTATGCGGTCTACATAAGGTCTTGGAGCTATCTTTTTTGTACCGTGTTCAAGATACCCGGCATAAGGCGACTGGCTCTCAATATAGGCAACAATAGAAGTGCTTCCGCTGTCAGAACCGCTCACACTTGCAGTACCGTCTGTCCACGCCGCTCTTAACCCACCACGACTTCTTGATGCCGGTACTTCTCCCGGTGCTGAAGCTCTGTAAAGCTGTCCACCTTTCCTAAGTTTGTGATTATATTCCTTCATCAGTTTTCTGGTGCTTTTGGTTGCACTTCCATATGTGCCTGGTTTTTTATATATTCTGCCGCTTCTCACTCCAGTGAATGTTTCAAGTTCAGCGTTTCTAAGTGCATTTGCAACCCTCTTGCCTCTGGACTTTACCTGCCTGTTGATACTCTTTTTCTTTTTCTCAATCTCTTCTCTGACCGCTTCAGCCGCCTGTTCCGGTTTCATATTACATCCCGCCTTTCCTCTGCATAATAGATTGTGGCTATGCCAAGGCTTCCGGTATCGTCCACATCACAGATATAAAAAAGTCTGCCCCCAAGAATAAGCCTGTCTGTCTGCTTTGCTTTCGGCAGTCCACTCTGTACAATCGTGTGTGTTACAGTATGGTCCGGTCTGCTGTGGCTTGCAATGTCTTTTTCATTTGCCTGTGCAAGACAGCCTTTTAATGTCCGCGTGCCATTTCCGGTATGCCTGTTTACCACCCTGCCTGTACTGCTTACCGTCTGGCTGTTATCTTCAATGATAAATTCTTTGAACATATTGCCGGGTCGTAAATACATCAGCCTTGCATTATTCATATGCCCTTTGTCCTTTCATTCTCCTGCATGCCTGCATAAAAATACGGCGGCTTATCTGAGCCGCCGCTGGCAAATCGAGGTACTGAACAGCTTTCCTGCTGTATTTCTTTTTTCAAAGTCAGATAATCTTCCCGCCACATTGCCGCCCTGGC